CTAAACAGGATTTAAAGTCAAGTGTTAAGTGTGTTATCTAAATTTTAACTTTATCCAAAAATTGTTGCATAGTTTGCAACACACTACCCCAATCACCTATTGCTGGTTGTCTGAATATTCTAGCAGAGCTATACCAAGGATGCAAGGATGTGTTTAATAAATATCTCCAATCAACTGCATAATTATTCAGTGGAATCCATAACGGTTTACCCATTGCACCAGCTAAGTGTGCTATAGCAGTGTCTACACTTATAATTAAATCTAAATGATGTAATAATCCTGCAGTATCTCCCCAGTGCCGTATGCTACTAGGAAATACTCGCAATGAAGAATTTAATATATAAGGCGTTTCTTCTTCATTTGCATCTGCTAATAAGTTAATCCACTCTATGTCAGGTCTTTCATAAACAAGCTGCAACATTCTAGCAACATGCATGCCTTTATGTTGATTGATCCAACTGTCTTTTCTACCACTCCAACATACACCAACACGCATTTTTGTTTTAGGTCCTAAACGTTCACGCCAAGGTTCTATATACTTTGGTATTGCTTCAATATAAGGTCTACTATCTAAATTATCTAATGTGATGTTCAATACTCTAGCCAGTGACATGGTAGTAATATAGTAATCGTAATCTATTAGGTCGTCACGATTATCAGAAACTTGATATACGTAAGGATTATTTTCAAACAACTCACTCATACCCATATGAGTATGAAATAAAACTTTACCACCTAATTCTGAAACATTTTTAAAAAATCTAACGAACTGTATGGTGTCCCCTAATCCTTGTTCCCAAAGAACTAATAACTTTTTATCACGTAAATCTTGTCCTTCCCACATAGGCTTACCTAAATTGGGCAGTGTTCCTGCTAAGTGTTCGTATTGCCAGCGCCACTCATATTGTTTAAATCCACGTTCTAAATCACCAGCTAACAAATATGCTACACTTAGATTAAATTGTGCGGTAACATAATTTTCATCTAATGCAACTGCATGTTGTAAGAAAGGTATTGCACGTTTTGGTTCACCCATTTCACGCAATACATTACCATAATTATTCCATGCATGTATGTTTAATGGCTCTTTTATAAATGCTTCTGCATAACACTCTAATGCCTTTTCAGGCTCAGTGTTATTCCTATAATTATTTCCTATATGTACTAATTCGTCTGGTGTCATAATATTTTGGCGGAAGAAGTGAGATTCGAACTCACGGAGGCTTTTATCCCTCGACGGTTTTCAAGACCGCTGCCTTAAACCACTCAGCCATTCTTCCTCTTTAAAATCATTGCTACATATGTTCCTGCAAATGCCCCAAGCAATGCAGGAATTAAAAGACTAATATCTTTTACGAAACTTACTAGTGCAAAACTATATATTAACATAACCAATGCAGCAAGTGTGCTGGCAATTAAAGGTTTATTTTCAGCAATTGCTTTTATATAGTAGGTGTTTACTATATCAGTAAGAAACACAGCGAAAAATGTAATTATATAGCTCATTTTGGTTAGTCCTGCAGGAATCGAACCTGCATCAATGCAATCGGAATGCAGTATCTTATCCATTAGACGAAGGACTATCTTCTATTTTTTTATGATAATACGGGTATGCTAACGCAAAGTAGACATAATCTTTTTCGTCATAGAAAAGTATATATCTAGAATTTTCGGACGTTTCAAATTTACAGCTAGGATTTTTTTCTTGCCAGTTTAATAACAATTCTCTATGCATCCTTACTTTAGCTGGCATAGCATAATAAGGATTTGATGTTTCGCAAATTTCAACAATTATCATAAAATTGGAGCGGGTGAGGAGATTCGAACTCCTGACATTTTGCTTGGCAAGCAAACATTCTGCCCCTGAATTACACCCGCTTGAAACCTTAATTAGTTTCTTTTGTTTCTTTTACTTCTGCATCTACTACTGTTGGATCACCTGGCGTTACTTCAGCGTTTGGATCACCATTTGGCATTTCTTTATTACGCTTTTCTGCTTCATACTTGATAGTTTCACGATATAGATTGCCCAACTCCTCTGCTGCTTTATCCATATCTTCTTTGCTATCACCTTTAGCAGTTTCTTTGTACTTAGTCAATGTATCAAGCAATTTAGTTTTTTCATCTTCAGGTATATAACCTTCAAGATTTGTAATTTGATTTTCTAAATTACTAATGTTACCATCTAATGCATTTCTTGCTTGTACAAGTTCAACTACTTTCTTATCTTCTTCTGCATTAAGCTCTGCGTCTTTAACCATGCGGTCAATTTCATCGTCACTTAATCCAGAATTAGCTTTGATAGTAATTTCTTTTTCTTTGTTGGTTTTCTTATCAACTGCTTTAACAGATAAGATACCATTCGCATCAATGTCAAATGTTACTTCAATTTGCGGCATGCCGCGTGGTGCAGGATCAATGCCTTCTAAATTGAATTCACCAAGTGCTTTATTACCACTCACAACTTCACGTTCACCTTGGAAAACTTTAATTGTAACTGCAGGCTGATTATCATCTGCTGTACTAAAAGTTTGACTTGCCTTTGTAGGGATAGTAGTATTCTTTTTGATAAGTTTACTCATAACACCACCTAATGTTTCAATACCAAGGCTTAATGGTGTAACATCTAACAATAGAACATCTTTACGATCACCACCAAGAACTTGACCTTGAATTGCAGCGCCAACTGCAACTGCTTCATCAGGGTTTACATCTTTACGAGGTGCTTTGCCAAAAAACTTTTCTACTGCTTCTTGTACACGTGGCATACGTGTCATACCACCAACAAGGATAACTTCATCAATTTCATTAAGTGGTATACCCGCATCACGTACTGCTATTTCGCAAGGCTTGATACTACGCTGAATTAAATCTTCAACTAAGCCCTCAAATTTTGCACGTGTAATTTTGACATTCAAATGCTTTGGACCTGATGCGTCGGCAGTAATGTAAGGTAAACTTACATCAGTCTGTGTTGAACTGGATAATTCAATCTTAGCACGTTCTGCTGCATCCTTAAGTCTTTGTAATGCTAATACATCTTTTGTTAGATCAACACCGCTTTCCTTTTTGAATTCTTCAACTAGAAAGTCCATAATGCGCTGATCAAAATCTTCACCACCTAAAAATGTATCCCCATTAGTGGAAAGTACTTCGAATTGTTTATCATCATCCACATTAGCGATGTCAATAATTGATATATCAAAAGTGCCACCACCAAGATCATAAACAGCGATTTTGCGATCCTTCTTTTCACTCTTATCTACTCCGTAGGCTAGTGCTGCTGCAGTTGGTTCATTTATAATACGTAAAACTTCAAGCCCAGCAATTTTTCCAGCATCTTTTGTTGCTTGACGCTGACTATCGTTAAAGTACGCAGGAACCGTAATAACTGCTTGTGTTACTTCTTCGCCTAAAAAATCTTCTGCAGTTTTCTTCATCTTACGTAAGACTTCTGCACTGATTTGTGGCGGAGCAAGTTTCTTATCATTTACCTCTACCCATGCGTCGCCATTGTCTGCTTTGACAATTTTGTAAGGGATAAGATCAATATCTTTTTGTACTGCTTCTTCTGTAAATTTACGACCAATTAGCCGCTTTGATGCGTAAATTGTATTTTTTGGGTTTGTAATAGCCTGACGTTTAGCAGGAGCACCTACCATTATTTCGCCATCGTTGATGTAGGCGATAATACTTGGTGTTGTTCTTGCACCTTCGCTATTCTCTATTACTTTTGGGTTTTTGCCATCTACAATGGCTACACATGAATTGGTCGTACCTAGGTCAATACCTATAATCTTAGACATATTTTTTCTCCTTTAAATTAAGCAAGATTTTTTTATCAGTGCCCGTAAGGCGCATCTGATATATATATTTATACATTGTTTTCCATAAAAAAACAATAGAATGTGGTAGCAGAGTTGGTTAATCTAAATATCCAAAACCCCAAATACGTTCTTTGCACCACCAACAATTACCACAATGACGATCATTAACTGTTGTACTCTCACAGGATCTTGTTATCTTATATAAATCTTCTATACCCAATTCTTTATATAACATAGCGATTTTCTGTTTGTTTATGTTTATAAACGGTAAACTATACGATTGAGTAAACTTTGGATAAGAAAACTCCTTGTTTTGAAAAAAATGCCATGGTATCTTAGACAGATTATCATAATATGTATCTAACTGAAGTCCATGATCTATGCCACCTTGGGCAGCAACATCAATTGTATCAAAATCAACTATTGCACCATTTGGAGGAGGCCTTGTAAAACCAAAATATAAAGTATCAACTTTAATTGTTTGCATGTATTCAGCCAACATAACATTGTCAGTTGTTTTATGTTTTGTCCAATGTGTATGAAATCTCAAATTGTTGGGATCAAACTCTGTCATGTCCATAACTCTGTTAATGACTTTTAGTGCATTAATAGGTTCACGATAATTACTTTTACCATTAGCAGTTGAAAAAATATGTAATGGTTGTTTGATGTTAGACATTAGTATATACAACATTAAAGCACTGTCAGCACCACCTGATACATAGGCACCTAAGTTTCCATCATAGATATCAAATGTAAAATCGTTATATTGTATATTTTTCATAAAATTATTTATGTACCATATAACATAATCAAATATTTGGTAGCAGGAGAGGGATTCGAACCCCCGATAGCTTCCGTATGAAGGAAGTGCATTACCACTTTGCTATCCTGCCAATATTAATTCTCGTCAATGTCCTTGCCATCGTCTTTGTAAAACTTATCTTGTTTGTGCTTTTTTTCTTGCATGGTTTCTTCACCAAAAAACTTGCGAGGATTACCGCACATAGTGCATTTAGGATCACCACAATTAAAAATTTTTGTTTTGTGATGACGATGAGGTTGTTGCATAAAAGGCATTTTACTCATGCTAGAACTAAGTTTATGATAACCATAGTTCTTTGCAAGTTGCATTTGTCTTTTGATTTTTACTTCTTTTTGGTGTAGTCTCTCACTGTGTGTTAGTTTATCTTTTTCATCTGACATAACTACTCCTATAATATTGGTGGAGAGTCTAGGAATCGAACCTAGTTCCGCGGCTCTTCAAACCGCTGCTGAATGACCACACTAGCTCACTCTCCGTATTTAGACATTATGGCTTTTTATAAATAACAATTTTATGATCTTCTAAAAAAGGATACGAATACTCTTTAATTTTTAAAAACCTATTATCTAAGTAAGAAAAAACATCAAAATAATCATTGAACCATATTATACTATTATCTTCCCTCCAATCGCCGGGAACTAATCTTTCTTTACTGTTGTTGAGGCATACAAAATAGCCGTTAGGTGTTAGAACGTCAAAAATATTATCAATTTCTTGTATGGGCCTTTCAACGTGTTGTAATACGAAAGATGCAATGCATAAATAAAAAGAATTAGAATATGTTACCCGATTACAAGTTACAAAATTTTGTGGATTATTTACATACTGGGTAGCATAAATCAACATATTTAAACTTATATCACTACCAACTACTTTACAATTAAAACGGTTAATAAGTTCTTTACTTATTCTACCCATACCCACACCAAAATCTAACACTGTAGAATATTGATTAACTAAGTTTTCATTTTGTAAAATATCAACAAAATAATTAGTTGACTCCTCAAATCTATTTGGAAATTTTTCATCGGGAGTTAAGACAATTTTCTTAGCATGTTCTAAATTGACAGGATCAAAAATTGCAGATTGATAACCTTTCATATTACCCTTTTAAAATAATGGGGTGAAGGACGGGGTTCGAACCCGCAACCACTGGATCCACAATCCAGGGCTCTACCAGTTGAGCTACCAACACCATTGTTATTCCGCACGCCATTCTACACGACCGTGCTGGTCAATATGTGCAATACTTTGCATACGTTTAATTTCAACATAATCACGTTTTTCGGTAATTATAGTTCCGCCACGTTTGACAAGTTCATCAATCTTAATTAGTGCAACTTGACCTATTGGCATAAATTTTTTAAATTTCTGTTCCATGGTATATCTCCTAGGCAACTGGTACCTCTAGATGGAATTGAACCACCATTTCTGCGTTCGTAGCACAGTGTCCTATCCGTTGAACGATAGAGGCTTAATACTGGTAGGGGATGAGGGATTCGAACCCCCGCATGGCGGAATCAAAATCCGCTGTCTTACCGCTTGACGAATCCCCAATTGTTCTTAGCTTGGTATAATCTTTGGAATATAAGGAACATTCCTAGGACCATGACGCTGCTCAAATAACATTTTTGCTTCTTGTAAATCTTTTGCGTAAACACGATCTTTAGTTTCGCCTTGCGGCGTTCTTACAGTAGTTTCATACATTGGCATACAAATCTCCAAAGGTAAGAAAAGGTAGCATTGCTACCCTTTCGTCAAACATGTTAATTGTAAATCACTAATTAGCGATTTGCAATGTACATGGTGATTTCAAAACCAAAACGCATATCAGTTGCACTAGGTGTTGTCCACATGTTACTCTCCTTAAATTAAAATACATGTACTGCACATGTATTTAAGATAGTATACAACACAAAAATGGTACTGACTATACGCATAGTAATGAACGATAGCTAATTAAAATCATTAAAATTACCATATAGAAACACATTCCTGGATTGTCGTAAAACCCTCCATAGCCCCGAGCGCCATTATTTTTATATTCGAATGTGTTTTTATATGGTACGGGCAGAGGGATTCGAACCCACGACCAATAGATTAAAAGTCTACTGCTCTACCTGCTGAGCTATGCCCGCGTCATCTTAATACTCTTGTCACTATCCATAACAGGATCTCCTTTAAAAGTAATTGGTGGGGGCTGATGGTAACGCTCCACATACCCGACTTCCGATCTTTTGGGAACGGTTTTACAGACCGCCGACCGGGGCAACCCCCATAATAAAACTGCTCTGACAGACCTCGGAGGTAATTATACCGCATCAAGCACGGAGTAGTCTCAATACCATCACACACGGCCTCCACCCTCTCCACGACAGGTCTCGTTTTCGCATTGCCAGCGCACTTTCGGTTTAAAGTGTACCACCCGTAGTTGTCATACTACTTCTCATCGTGCGGGTCACACTATCTGCTGACTAAGCAGAACGTTCTGGCGACTTGTAGGGGACTTGAACCCCTGACCTCCGCCGTGACAGGGCGGCGTTCTAACCAACTGAACTAACAAGCCAAATCTATTTCACACCTAAATAATGTTTGTTTACATAAGCCTGTATTGCTTGATGACTTACATTTTTAATGTGTACACCTGGTGCAACATTACGCTTACCTGAATCGTCAAAATAATTTTTTGTCTGCACACCATAAACACTGTAATTAACCTGTGCTGTATGATATGCACCAATCGTGATAACTAATGAAGGCTTTCGTTTCACATTAGGTAAAACTTGTCTAATACTTTCTGCACCCTTACTAAAGCCATACAATTGATATTGTTTATTATTTTTATTAATAAATTTTACTGCTAAGTGTGCTTGATTCCACCTATAAGTTATTGCACATGAATTTTGTTTCTTTGCATACTGATTAAAGGCACGGTTGTCAAACACATCATTGATGCCTTTAAATCCAATAACAAATTTATCACAGGCAAAACTATTCTGTGTTACAAGTAGTAAAATAAAAAATAATGTTTTCATATTAGTTTTGTAGCCTGCACTATATGCCTAACTCAACAGCTTTACACGTGATTACTGTTTATTGTTTCGGTTACATAACGCCTGCGCTTGCCTCTGAGCTTACAAGCTACAAAACTAATATTAACTATATTGAAACACACTTCCGAAACTTGTCAAAGTTCCTGTAACTTTATACAATCCTGTCAGGCAATTACCCCTGAACTCGCTGTATTATGGGTGAAGCTACACCCGGGTGACAAAAGTATGCTTCAATATAATTGCTTGGGCCACGCTTTTCCACGGTCGCCCCCAAGCTGGAGTTGTTGCCCTGTCCGAACACTAAAAGGACTGTGCCGCGTAGTGTCCACGCTGCCATGTTGTCTGAAACACCGGAGACACCACATCGAAATGCAGAGTCTATGTTTCGCTAACGGTGCCATAGCCACCGGGACAATTCTCGTCGCCACACGCTACTTTATGGAAAGTAGTAACCGGAAATCTTACACAGTTTTCACAGGAACTTAATCCCTTCATCCTGAGGTACCATTTCATAGAATGGGCTTCCCTATGTGTATCAGGCTCTGCTCTTTACTGCTGCAATCTCTATTTGCCGCTAGTATAACAGCAAACTAATTTATTGTCAAACTTTGGTGCCCACTCTTGGAATCGAACCAAGCACCCCCGCCTTATCAAGACGATGCTCTAACCGAATGAGCTAAGTGGGCAAGTATGATATAATCTACCAAGCATGTTGTGCTTGTATCACAGTTAGTTATATCATTAAATGGTACACCCAAGGGAATTCGAATCCCTGTTACCGCCGTGAAAGGGCGGGGTCCTAGGCCACTAGACGATGGGTGCATAAAACTTAAATTGTTAAAGAATCAAAATATTCAGACATCTTATCTCGTTTTGGATTTAATGTCAAGTTGTTGTTTGGTGGAGGTAAACGGGATCGAACCGATGACCTTTAGCTTGCAAAGCTACTGCTCTCCCAGCTGAGCTATACCCCCATTTTACTCTGGCCTGCCCGAGACGATTCGAACGTCCGACCCACAGCTTAGAAGGCTGTTGCTCTATCCAACTGAGCTACGGGCAGATATTAAAAGCAGAGTATATCTCAACTCTGAATTAATGTCAACCTAAGACTGTAGGATCCTGCTATGTTTGGGCACGCCACTAATCAAATATTCCATTTGATCTGCAAGAATGTTTCTATTTTGCAAAATCATACTTTCAAAGTGATTAGGTTCGTAAGGCACATAAAGTAATTCCATTCTTGCTTCTTTAAGTGTCTTATTGTCTTTTTTGTTATTACATGCTGTACATGCAGTTACTACATTCATCCATGTATTAACACCACCTTTACTCTTAGGCACGATATGGTCACGACTAAGGTGGTGATAGTTTGGAAAATGCCCACCGCAGTATGCGCAAACATGTCGGTCACGTCCAAACAATGTTTTGTTTGTCAGTGCGACTTTGCCATGTTTAGCTGGATCAAATCCATGTCCTTTAATTGCAATGATACTAGGAGTTTCGATGTAACTCAAACGACCGTCATTTTGAATTCCACCACGAAACTTTGCAACGACTTCACCTAGCGACCATGCAACCATATCTTTCGCATGATATGTAATTGCATTTTCGTGCGAAATCCATTGTCTAGGGATTCCACCGATGTCCAACGCTAGTACTGACATGATTCTCTCCTTTTAAGTTAAATGTATTTAGACACTCTAATATATAGTACTCAATCTCTTTGCAGTCAGGGTGCAACGATGGTTCCACTTTATATTAAAATGTATGGTAAAGCAAACTGATCCTATGTCATCGGTCATAGGGTTACACATGTTCATCAATTTGCTTTATCATTCCCGTTTTACTCTGCTGTTACCGCCAGCACTTTCATCAGGGGCTCCGCCCGTTCATAGCATGTTTAAAGTGCGCTATTGAGACCTCGTTTCTCTACACACTTAAACGTATCAAGATTCTAACACGTTATCGTCTTTATTGTCAACCGTTTTTATATAACCATATTGCTGTCGCAATCTTTCAAATTTTTCTCTTATCAATTTGTCAAGTTGTTCATCTGATAATATATGGTCGTTGACAAAGTTATCATTTTGATAATTCATTTGTTGTTCTCCATATAACAAAAAACCCTGGGACTTTTTTAGTACCAGGGTTTAGATAATCATACTACACGCTACTATTTACCTAAACCCCCCAAGCCCTCAATAATATTACGGTCACTTGTTAAGGCATAAAACCCTACAGGTAGCCACCCCATTAGTGATGGCTGCTTTTTGGTTGTATGTATACAAGTAAAGTTAGTCATAGTAATTTTATTTAGTCCTTATGCAAAATATTATACTTTTTCTAGTAATAAATGTCAATTTTAAATTTGCCCACTTATTTGTTTCAGTCCCGATAACATCCTTGAGACTGAACTCACTATGTCTAGGTCATCCTCAGATATAAACTGTATTGTATCTTTATCATCAACAATACACAATACCCTTGTTAACCTTTCTGTTGATAATTCTAATCCTAACTTATCTGCCAAACTATTTTGTTGATGTGGATTATCCGTAAAAATATATAAGCTAGGAGTACCAACTTTTTCATTGATGGCTTTCCAAGCATTTTCAGAAAACAATTTATCCGTAGACCCTATCATTAATATCACACCATTTACAGCCAGTTGTTGTGAAATACTATGGAATCCTACTAATTCAGCAGGATGTACATAAGTAAAGTTATTTGGATAAAATACAAATATTTTCCAAGAACCCTCAAAGGTTTTTTCGGTAACAAGTTTTCTACCGTTAAAGTTTGATTCGTTTGGTTTTATGCAATTGATAGCATAAGAACCTACTATGTCGCCTATGTTTTTCATACAAGTATTTAGTTACTTAATACTCTTGATACTGATGTTATAACTGCCGCTATTCGTCCAATATCTCGTAACTGTTCTACTGTGTATCCTTCTTTTTTAAGTGTTTCATAATGTGCCTTAACACAAAAATGACACTTGCCTACGATACTTGCTGCTAAACTATATGCTTCAAATCTTGCTTTGGTTGTACCACCGTGACTTGTAATTGCATTCATACGCAATTGCGCTGGCAATCCTTTAAGGTTTTCGTCATCAGCCATTTCAACAAATGGATACCATACGTTGTTTTGTGCCATAATGCTTGCTGCTGTTAATGCTGCATCAGCCTCAGTACGGTTATCTAATTGGCTATGAAGCCATGTCCAAAATTTACTGTTGCCTGTTGCAAATGCTGCTGCAACTGCTACTGCTTCTGCTTCTTCGGCAGGTAATGTACTACGCTTAATTACTGCATCTAAATTTAGTTTTGTATCCTTAGCGTAATCAGGGATACTTACTTCTTTCAATGTGTCTACCCATACTGTCATTTTGTTAATGCTCCTAGTTGTCTATATCCTTTGTATGTAGGATGAACCTTATCAGGAGATAGTTCAGGAATAATAACAAAAGTATCACCGTAATGCCTGGCAATCTTTTTTACTATCTCTTGTTTTTCTGGTTTGATAGCAGGAACAATCCAAAATACACGATCAGAATTAACAAAACTTCTTAATGCTACTAATTCTATTTCGGTATTTAAGTTTTTAAAATCATTACTGCCTAAACTAATAATTGTAGTTTTGGCTGGCTTAACTTTTTTAACATATGCATCGTTCCAATCTTTGCTATTAATACCGCTTTGAGCATAAGCCACACACTCAGTACGTACTTGGCTTACACCCTTAGCTATACTATCTCCTAAGATAAGGCACTCTATCATTATAGTGTCTCGCCACCAACTGAACGATTACATGCACATAGTTCACCTGTTTGTAGTGCATCTAGTACACGCAATGTTTCTTCTGGGCTACGACCAACATTTAGATTGTTAACTGTAACATGTTGAATTACATTGTCTGGATCAACGATAAATGTTGCGCGGAGTGCTGCACCAGCTGGCGCAAAGAAAATGCCAAGCTGATTGATTAAGCTTAGTTCACCGCGTTGTGTATCTGCAAATTGTACATGCGTAATCTTTGCTAGATCAGGGTGTGCTTTTTGCCATGCTAATTTACAGAATTCATTGTCTGTTGAACCTGTCAATAATACTGCATCACGGTCTTTGAAATCATTTGCCAACTTATCGTATGCTACGATTTCTGTTGGACAAACAAATGTGAAATCTTTTGGGTAGTAAACGATAACTTTCCATTTACCTTCAAAACTTGTGTCAGTAATGTCAAAAAACTGATCACTACCTGGGTTGACGCCTGTTACGGCAAATTTTTCAATGGTATCACCAACTGTTTTCATTTGTGTCTCCTTATGTGTGAATGAAATTATAATAAATGACATATTATAATCTAGTTATTTAGCTTTTGTAAATTGTTTGGGTAAAATAGTCTACATGTAAATAGTGTTATGAATACTTTTGCGTTGAATCCCAATGTCTATGATGTAGTATTCCTAAGTTATGATGAACCAAACGCTGAAGAAAATTATCAGCATTTACTATCTATACGACCCAAAGCAAAAAGAGTACATGGAGTGAAAGGCAGTGATGCTGCACATAAAGCTTGTGCAGAATTAGCCAAAACGGATAGGGTAATCATTATCGATGGTGACAATCATGTATTATCTAGTTTATGGAGATTTAATATTTGGACTAAGCCACACTTTGATTGGACTGATTATGTATTCAGTTGGAGCAGTCTAAATATCGTTAACCATAATTGTTACGGCAACGGTGGTGTAAAATGTTGGCCTGTACATCTACTGAAAGAAATGCGTACACATGAAGTTGGAGATAGCGTTGATTTTGAGCTAGATAAATATCTTGAATTAAATGCAATTGCAAGTCACACAGTTATAAATCATAGTCCACTACAAGCATTTCGTGCAGGATTTAGAGATGGTATGAAGTTATTAGATAGCGGTAATAAAGATTTTGATAAGATAGATTGGAGAAATCTTTATAGACTTTATAATTGGATGCATGTTGGTAGTGATACTAAGAATGGTATTTGGTCGATTTATGGTGCAAGATTAGGAGCATTTTTATTATTGCGTGGACATGACATTAAAGTATTAAATGATTTTGAACAGCTTGATGAAATATTTAATCAGTATTTTGGATTAGTAAACAGCAATATAGTAGAAGAATGTAATAAGCTTGGTAAACTACTAAACTACAAATTAATCACTGATATATTAAGCCCAGAAGAAAGCACACAATTTAAATTAAATTATAAAGCACCTATACGTAGTGCAGAAGAATTTTTAGCAGGAAAGAGACAAGAAGATATTGACAGATTTTATGAACGTCCCGTTTGAAAAAATAGTTAAGTTCGGGCAGCAAACAATGCTAGAGTATCCGCTTTTTTCTGTGAGTTGGATACTTGGTCGATTTTGCAATTATAAATGTAGTTATTGTTGGCCATATGCAAATTCAAGCACTCCCGACTATCAATCATTAGAAGTTTACAAAAACACAATTAATCAAATTAAAACTCAAGCAAGACAAAACAACTTCACTAATTTTCATTGGTCATTTAGTGGCGGAGAACCTACTGCTTACAAACACTTAACTGAATTAATAAAGTGTCTAGAAGATGGTATAACTCCCTATCAAAGTATTCATATGACTACAAACTTAAGCCCAAGTAAAAAATGGTGGAGTAAATGGGCAACAGCAGGTGAATTATTACAAAGAAAATCAATAACAGCAAGTTTTCATCATGAGTTTAGCAATGAGGATGAATTTGCAGAGAAGTGCCTACATTTGATGGCAGAAAATGTTTATGTAACTATCAATCAAGTTATGGTTCCAAATGAATTTTATCAATTATATGAAAGATGTCAACGATTTGCAGACAAAGGAATAAACGTAACACTAAAACCACAAAGTAATGAAAGTGCTAGTGCAATAGTAGATGGTTACACTAGTGAAATGATTGATATCATGCAAAATGGTTTTCCGCAACAAGTGAATGAACAAAACATATATCAAATACGATTGTATGATTCTAATAATATTGCATATAATTTTGATCAAGCCGAAAGATTTAATGCTTTCGGCTTTAACCAATTTACCAATTGGACTTGTAATAGCGGCTATCAAAGTGTTATAATAAGAGGCGATGAAGTAAAGCGAGGCTACAGTTGTAGCGATTTTAGATTAGGAACTCTTGATAAAGGGTTCAGTTTATTTGGCAACGCAATGCCTTGTATAACCCAACGATGTGTAAGTAGTGCAGACAGTAAAATACCAAAATGCAAATTAACTTAGAACATATAATGTTTTGGATGGATGCTATTCGTAATAGCGAAGATCCTAAACGCACATTAGAAAGTTTTTGGAAGGGTCAAATTAAAAGCAAAGAATGGCTAATAAAAGAATTAGGTGTGTTTGTAGGTAAGCCAGTCACTATAGATATATTTGGTGGTTGGAACGGTGTATTGGCTAGTATGCTTTTTCACGCAGCATATCCTGTAAAGTCAATTCGTAGCATAGATATAGATCCTAAATGTGAAGAAATTGCAAACACAATGAATAAAATTGAACACACAGCAGGAAGATTTCATGCAGTTACAGCCGATATGTGTAATCTACGCAGTGATGCTGATGTTGCAATTAACACTAGTTGCGAACATATAACACAGGACCAATATGAACAATGGTTAACTTGTTTGCACTATAACAGTTTGATTGTATTACAAAGTAATAATTACAATATACATGAGCATATAAGAACTGCTGATAGTATTGAAGAATTTATGGAGCAAAGTAAATTAAAAATTTTACACTCTAGTGTATTAAGTTTACCATTATATGACAGATATATGATTATTGGAAAACATAAATGAATTATCCTAATAATTTTTCAAGTATTCATATTGAATTGACTGATAAATGTCAAGCCAGTTGTCCTATGTGTGCTAGAAATTATAATGGAGGGGAGGCAAGACCATTCGTCGGTAAAAATGAAATTAGTTTAGAAAAATTTAAACAATGGATGAATCCTCAAACTTTGCAAAGATTAGATCATTTCTACGCATGCGGTAATTACGGAGATCCTATAATTGCTCAGGACTGTTTAGAAATTATGGAATATGTGCGACAATATAGCAACGCAAAAATTGGTATTCATACAAATGGCAGTGCTAGAACAATACAGTGGTGGTCTAATTTAGCAAAAGTTTTGAAGGACAATCATGAAGTAGTTTTTGGCATCGATGGATTTGCTGATAGCCATGTATTATACAGACGAGGGACAGATTGGCATAAAATTATTGAAAATGCTAAATCATTTATCAATAACGGTGGAACTGCAACAATTGACTGTCTAGTTTTTAAACATAATGAAAATGAATTAAAAGATTTTGAAGAACAGATGTTGACAATAGGATTTAAATCAATAAATTTTAAATCGACCCAAAGATTTTATGATATGAATAACTTTCCTGTATTAAACAAAAAAGGAGAGTTTGAATATAATTTAGAACCCGCTACGATACAACCTTATAAAAAAATAAGTATGTTAAAATTAGAGGACATTCAAAAAGATTTAACAATTTGGGATAAGATAGTTACAGTTTCTAAAATTGAACCTAAATGTAAATTAAAAAATGAAATTTATATAGATTGTGTTGGGAACGTTGTACCTTGCTGCTGGGTAGGTTCAGATATTTTAGAAGAACCATTAAAGGTAAACTCTGCTATACATGACTTAAGAAATAAACTGGTAGAGAATACAAAAACAAATTTTAATTCGTTCAGTAAATTGAACTTAAACAATTATTCTTTAGATGATATAGTTAATGATGAGGTATGGAATCTTACAACTGACTTTAAACAAAAGCCTTGGATTTGTGTGAAAAATTGTGCAAACTTACACTAAGGTAAATCATCTATTACTTTATATTGTCCTGTAACACCTTGTTTAACTGCCGCTTCATTCATTAAAGTTTTCCATTCATCTAATCCATCATGTCGTGCAATTATAATATGTATTCTATCTTCATTACTCTTGTTAACGACACTATGATCATACGCTAAATTCATTGCGTAGACTCCGCCCTCTTCCATAATTAATTCTTCTCCGTCTCCCCAAATCCACTTACATCCTTTTGGATTGTTTAACGCAACATTGATGTTCTCTATCAATTTTATACCGCTCGGAGAATCATTATGCATTGCTATTTCGCCACCGGCTCTAAGTAACATAAATCTTACTCGACCATATTTTTTACATGGGAAATAATTTTGTAACCAATTGGTAGTTACAGGACAAAGGTCTGCGATTTCTGTCCATCTATAATCGTTGCTTGCGTCTTTTCCTTTTGCATAGCCATATGTATCAAAATTTTCATGTTTATTCCATTCTAACCCGTGTATCGTCAATCCTTCCCAACCATCATGAGCATATTCTCCTTGACGATGTGGTGTGAACTTATCGATTAATGCAAAAGCTTCTTTTAGTATTTCTTTATAGGGTACCTCTATATCAAGCTTTAAATACTTTCCTTCTGAAAAAAAATATTCTCTTGTCATAATATTCTCACATCCCCCGTTATAGGGCACAAGCTTTTCCAATTTTTTATTTGCCAAGTTGGTGTATTAAATTCATTTATATCCCAAAGAACAAAAGCATTAATTCTACCAAATCTTATTCTTTCTTCTGTACTTAAATTAGTTTTATAAACGAATCCTAGTCTAAAAGATATGTGAAAATAAATTTTAGGACCAATGTTTTTAATAGTCGTAATTAAAAAATTTTCTCTTGCTACTCTAAATTTAACTGGTGCAATATGTGCATATGGAACATGATTAAAAACATCACTTACATTAACAAATGTAATTTCCTTTGGATCAATAAATGATAAGTTTTTGTTAGCAAAAAAATCTAAAAGCACAAAATTGAATTTAAGTTTCTTTATTGTATTCCAAACATCAGTAAAATTTTCAAATCTTTTTTGAAAATCTGTAAACCAAATTTTTATATTTTCTTTATGTTTTTCTAAATCTAAATTGTACCCGTAAGGTACAAATTTTAATTGTTCCATATAGAATATATCGTAATCTTTGCCGTCCCACGTTTCTATTAAAGATTTCATAAAATTTAACACTGCATAACTATTGTCAACAAAAGTTACTTTTGTATTTTCATGATATCCTAATTGTGTAATATTGTATATCCAATTAAGACCTGTACCAGTAGTAACATAATGATCTAGTGCATCTTCTTCTATTGTTTCATTTTCTAAAATGATATCGCTATTCCACGGAGTTACCATATTATTGCATATTAACTGATAGTCAAATAAATTAGGAACATGTCTGTAAAATACATGATCATATTCATAATATAAGTAGTTTTTTTCATTTCTAATTTCGTCACCTACGTCACAAAATACCGCATTGTTTTCTAAACCAACCTTAAAAAAATTCCAACCATGACGTTTGTGTTTATAAGTTTTGTTCGTAAAACCATTTTTAATCCATACTGGTATCTCTTTATCACCACGTACACATTCTTCACTTCGTATAGGTTCTATTTTTTCATGAACTTCATTCCAAGATACTTCACCCATTTTAGGTTTTCCTAATCTTTTATATTCATCTAAATTTACTATGAAAAATTGATTATGAATTTCGTAGTAAGCGTCACCCCTATCAAGTACATGACCAGATAAAGTAAAAAATTCATTACATTTTTTTTCTATTGCTTGTAATAATCTTTCGGATAAACCAGTATGGGTACCCGTAATGACTACAACTGCATGAGTATAAAAATTATCTTGTGCGGCTCTTTCTAATAAAGCATCTGTGTTCTTATCAATTATTATATCATAGTTTTTAGAAACTACTAACGACAGAAAAAAATCGCTTACGTTTCTAGCAATTTCTTGAGATGTTGTACTATAAAATTCTTCAATATTATCAAGTATACAGTAAACAATTTTCTTTTCTTTTTTTATTAAATAATCCATTAATTTATATCCTCAAATGGTGATTCAAAATATCCAAAGCCCCATTTTCTTTCATAGCACCACCAGCAATTTTTGCAGTGTGATCCGATGTGCTTATCATTTTCGCAACTTCTAGTTACAGGTAATAGCTTATCAGTTACATTAAAAAAATTATAAAGTTTAGCAATATCTTTTTTGTCATGGTTGAATAACGGTATATAAGCCTCAGAACCTATAGATAAATTTTGAATTGGATTTCCATCTATTGTTAAAGGGACTGTTTTAAAATCTTCAGCTAAATCTACTGGTATTGTAAATCCAAATAAAGGTTTTTCTTCTTCATACGATCTAAATTTGTTATGCCAGTCAGGTTGTTGTTCAACTGGCCATTGTAAAAATTCTTCTGCGGGTGGAAATTTAGTCAATCCTAAGTAAATTATATCGACTTCTCTTTTATTAATAGCATTCTGTAACATATTAATATAATATTCAGCAGATTCATCAGGCTCTACAAAGTTTTGATGTATAATAAAATTTGTGTTGCCAGTCAATTCTGAGCATTTGTCGATTACATCTCTAACATGGTTTTCTAAAGCAGGTCTACGAAATTCAGCCATCATATTATATATGTGAATTGTCTCTACAACAGTTGACATTAAAATGTAAAGTAATATTGCGCTATCAGCACCGCCGCTGATACCAATACCAACAGGACCTTTTTTATAAAGTCCAATTTTGATGCCATCATAAATTTTATAATCTAAGTCCATTTTTCGTATTTTTCTAATTCTTGTAAAAATAAATTAGGAAATATTTCCCAAACTGTTTGTTCTACTCCCCTATAATAAACAGTTTTAATTTTTCGCATTTGCCCTGTCTCTTCCATAGCAGGAGCAAAAATTTTATGTACTAATTTTTGAGTACCTGCTTCTCCTTCGTTACTTGTGATGTATAATTTACTTCCTTTTGGTGCCCAATTGATGCATGTAGGTATTAAAAATTGACTAGTTGCATGTTGATGAGTTATTATTTGATTTTTTGTTCTTAAACTAAGTTTAGGTAATCTATCCGTAAACACACATGTTCTTGCTGCAATTCTATAACTGTTTTCTCCCATAACATCATCAAAGCTATGAGCGGCAACGCTTCCTACAGGCTGATCGTTATAATATAATATCCATACAGCCCATTCTCTTTCATTTCTAAAACAATCAACTAAGACTCTTTCACTTGAGTTATTTGTAAAGCCTCTATTTGCTGCCTCCTTATAGAACAACTGTAAATCTAAGTTTGGAGACCAAGGTATAACTTTAAACACTTTTTGCTTTTTCAATAAAATCTGTAGGATAATTAGTTCTGAAACTTTCCCAACAAAGTTGATCCATTATACTCCAAGGCTGCGGTCTATCCCATTCTATTCCAAAATTGCGTAAGTGTTTCTTAATTTCAGCTTGTCTATTTAAATGTATATGACTTTCTACATCCTTAATACTTATTGATGGTTCGGTATGGAAATACGTAAAAAAATAATTAATGCTTTTTAATTTATTATCAACCACAAAATAACTACTTGGATGCATACTATATTTGTGTAATCCTAAAACTTTATGTGCTTTAATTATTTCAAGCATTTGATCTTGCCAGTTTGGTAAAACTTTATCAAAGTTTTTCATATCACATTCAGCTTGTTCCCAAAAATCTGATCCATCTACTTGTAAGTAAATTTTCTTATCGTTATAATCTATATCAAGTATAAAAGGAACATGCATTGGATAAGCGTCATGCATTAACTTTAAAAACTTTACTTCACGCTCCCATTTTTCCTGCATTTTTTCTGGATCAACTACTTGATTTTGACCTTTATGATAATCTGTATCATTATGATACCATTTTACAAATGTCTTTTTATCTTCGGACATCAAACTTGTGTAAATTAAATTGTTTCTGCAGAGACCAACATTCGGAACATTGTTGTAATAGTATTCAAAATTTGCCACATGTATCCTTTAAATAGACGCACTTATTTATAGCATAAATAAATCAACTTAAAGATTATAGGGAGTACAAATGAATTATAGAATGCATGAAAATGGTTGGACTGTCATTATTGATGACTTTGACTTAAATTATGCGACTCAGGAACACATAAACAAGATAGCTAAGTTAATTAGTCGTTATACTTTGGTTGTCGTTAAAAAACAAAAACTTAGTTTGGACAAAGAATTAGAAATTCTTAAAATGTTTAAGGATTGTGTTCCATTATTTAAAAAGGATGATCCTAATTTTGAACACACAAGACTTGACCCAGACGGATTAATATGCCGTGTTACCGCAGAATTAAATGAACATGGTAAACCAGGTGTGGGTGCTAATCCAGGAGATTTTGATTGGCACGCTAATTTAACTTGGCGTAAAGTAAGAGATCCAATTATTTGGTTACACGGAGAAAGAGGCACTGCAGGTTCCTCTACTAGTTACAATAACAACATACTATCTTATAGAGACTTACCTAAAACTTTTAGAAATGTTATTAAAGATTTGAAAATGATAATAACAGGTGGAACAAGACACGATGGTTCAAAAGCCTCAAGTTGGGCAGATGATGAAGAATTTTTTCATCCCTTAGTTTATGTAAGTCCACAGACAGGTGTTGAAGGTATGTATTTTCCGTTCTTACAAGTAAGAGGATTTGTTGGTATGCCACAAGATGAGGCAACTGAACTTATTAAATGGTTAGGAGAATATACAATACAAGACAAATATGTTTACACACATGAATGGGATGATGGTGATATTACTATTTCTGATCAATGGCATGGTATACATAAGCGTTATAAATTTGTGTCGTTAGAAAAAAGAGTTATGCACAGAGCTGCAGTTTGGTATCCAGATCAAGATTATAGTTTGGATTCTCCCGTATAATGAATGAAACTTTTTCAATGTGTAGCATATGTTACAGGCATATACCAGCTACAAAATTGTTTAAAGATACGGGAGTATATTTAGTAAAACAATGCCCAGTACATGGACATCAAGAAGATTTGATAGAAACAGACGTAGAATTTTATAAGCAACAAACTTACGTAAAACGACAACCTAGTTCATATTGGATTGATATTACAAACAGATGCAATCTTGATTGTCCTCATTGTTATCAAATGCCAGATAATGATTCAAAAGACCCTTCCATTGATTATATCATAGATGAAATTAAATCTTTACCTAATAATGGATATCCTATTTCTTTAGTTGGGGCTGAACCTACCACCAGAAAAGATTTAGATATTCTTATTAAAAAAATACAAGAACTAGAGGGTGAACCAAGAATGATTATGGTTGTCACTAATGGCATAAATTTAGCAAAACATGATTATGCTAAAAAGTTTAAAGGTATACCCAATCTTAAATGGACTATAGGGTTGAATCATCCAAATTACAATGGCGATTCAATTAGACAAAAACAAGAACAGGGTATTAAAAATTGTGTAGATTTAGGACTTGTCATTAAAAATTTTACATATACTTTAGGCAGCATGGATGAATTACCGGACGTTTTAGATGAAGTACAAAAATGGAAACAACAAGATGTTTGTGACAATGCGAGAATTCAACTAGGGGTAGAAATAGGAAGAACTCCAAACGATCACGGAAAAGAATTATATCTTTCTGATTTAGTAAAAGAAACTAAAAAAATATGTGAGATTAAAAATTGGAACTTTGAATATAGTTTAGAAAATTCAAATAGAACACATTATGCAGTAAAAATTAATAACATTATACATAGATTAATAAAATGGTGTGATGTAAAAACCATTGATTTTGAAGAAACACAAAGCGAGAGTTGGGCATCACTAGTACCAAATCAACCAATGTCAACATTATTGCATCAAGTAATAATAAGAGATCGTTTTGTAAATAACAAACTACCTTTATACGATAGTATACCTAAAAAATACAGAAACAATGAGATTGATAAACGAAACATTATCTATATGTCACCAATGCTATAGGCACATTCCTGCTTATAAATTTGAAAAAGACGGTAGCATTTGGATCACAAAAACATGTAAAGAACATGGAGAATCCACACACTTAATAGAACCTGATGCTGAGTTTTATTTAAGCTATTCGTATCACAGACACGCATTAGGAAGTTATTTCATAGAGTTAACTAACAGATGTAATTTAACTTGTCCTCATTGTTATCAAATGCCTGATAACAAATCAGTTGATCCATCGATTGACTTAATATTAGAAAAAATTAAATCATGGCCCAATGATGGATTACCAATCGCTCTAGTTGGAGCAGAGCCAACAGTCAGAAAAGACTTACCTAAAATTATAGAAAGTATACAAAATTTACCGGGAAAGCCTAGAGGTCTAATGATTTTGACTAATGGTGTAAATTTATCAAATGAAGAATATACAAAATCTCTTTCACAATATAAAAATGTTAAATGGACATTTGGGTTAAATCACAAAGATTACCAAGGGGAAGCTGTTAGAAAAAAACAAATGCAAGGTATAGAATACTGCATTAAGTATAATATGGATATTAAAAATATTTCTTATACATTACTTGATCTTACGCAATTAGAAGATTGCGTAAATGAATTAGTTGAATTAGGAACAAGTTATTGTGAGCAATTTAGAATAAGATGCGGAGCTGATATAGGAAGAACACCAGGTGGCGAACAAATTTATCTATCTGATTTAATGAAAGCAACAGAAAATGTTTGCATAAAGAATGGATATAGTTTTGAAAAATGTCCTGAAGAGGGTAATAGGGCTCATTATGTAATAAAAATTAATGATATTCCTGTAAAAATAATTCAATGGCCTGATGCAACAACTCTTGATTTAAGTGAGATACAAACAGAAGCTATTGCAGATATACTACCAGGTAAACCACCAAGCCCATTAGTTCATCAAGTTTTATTAAGAGATGGTGCAATTAATAAAGGACTTCCCTTATTAGATACAATACCAAAAGAGTGGATAGAAAATTATGGAAGAATAAAGGAATTTACAAAACATGATTAAGGGAATCAATGATAAACCATATATAGATATGGAGCCATACATTGATATGGACACATTCATGAAATTGCAACCAGAAATTATTAGAGGGTTTGCAGAAGCAAGAGAGTTTGCCAAAGAAGGAACATGGATGGCACCTGGTTTTAGTTTTGATGACATGAGTTACAAAGTAAATTGGAAACCAATATATCAAGCCATGACAGAATTTTTATCTTTACCAGACAATGATCCTATAAAACTTGCAGGAATGGATTTATATCAAGATATAAAGAACTATAAGCAACGAAATAAGTTTACTAGATTTTTAAAAATGTCAATGGGAGCATATGATCCATACATTTATTATTTTTTGTATGAAGAAGGTGACTGGAATGATAGACCAGGTGAACGACAACTTACAGAAGAAGCAAAATATTTTCCTAACGTAGTGCAATGGATAGAAAATATGAAAGTAAACGGCATTTTTGAACATATAGGTAGAGTTATATTTTTTCATTGTGAAGCAGACGGTATTCCATTTGAACATAGAGACTTAGATGCTAAGAATGGCATTGATGTAGTAAAACCGCACAGAAACGAATTCATACATATTAGACCGAATACTAAAAAAGCTTTTTATGTTTGGGATCCAAAGAATAAAAATAAAGTGTACTTAAACACTAGAGCAGCATGGTGGAATGATGTAGATTGGCACGGCGGTGAGCGTATTATGGAACAAAGTTATAGTTTACGTATTGATGGAAAGTTCACAGATACTTTTAGAAAAAAATTAGGCATCGATCATTTGGAGTCTTATTAATGCAGTTCATAGCGAATTACAGTAATTGGATTAAAGAACAAAAAATTATGGAACATCTTACGTCATGCAAAGGAGATACTACTCCTGTGTGGCAACCGGATCGTTGGACTGGTAATTCAACATTAGAAAAATTTAAAGAAATGGCTAGACCTGGTTATTCATGTAATAAGTTTTTCTTTCATCAAATGAATCCTTCAAGTAGAGAAATGCAAGATTTTAAATTCGATCTTCCTTATTTGACAGAAAGTAGAAAACACACGATTTGGTGGTTTGTAATTTTATATCCAGGTGAATTTCAAGCTATGCATATTGATCCTCAATTAACAGAGGTAAAAAATCCTGTAAGATATACTATGTTTCTACAAGACTGGGAACCTGGACATGTTTTTGTATATGATGATAAAGTCGCTGCTAATTACAAAGCAGGTGATTTATTTGAATGGAGTGATCCTATGACAATACATGGACCAGCTAATATTGGATATAACACTAGATATACATTACAAATTACTTTATGGGATTAGTATCCTAATAGATTAAACATATACTTATTTGTAAGCCCACCATTAATACCATTGTGCCACTCTCTATGATTATCCCACTCTAGAATCTTACCCTGAGATTGTTGATAGTAATATTTTTGCCCTAATATAAAAATATGTCCTAAATTAGGCTCACTTATAAAGATTGAATATCTTTTTAACTTGCCATGTTTTAAATATTCTGATTCATAATCATCAATGTCATAGTGATATCCTGTCATATATCCTGGCTCTACACAACTTATCCAACTACGCAATGGTGTTACATTCAAGTTTTCTGCTACTGTATTTTGTATATCTTTGCAATCATAATAGTTCACCCATCTGACACTATCTGTGTTAAAATTATTTGATCTCCATAATTCTAACATTTTAGCGTATTCTGGATTATCCATATTCCATTGCGAAGGATCTACAGTAACTACTTTACCATTTTTAAGCTCAGATATTACTTTGTTCCAGTTGATCATTTAAATATATTTCTTCAAAAAAATTAGGGAAGGGCGAATTAGGCCAATAGTTTGTTAAGTGCTGTCTTACTGTAATTTCAAAAAACTTTTTAAAATCTATGATGCCATTTTCAGTAGACTGGTCAAAGCGATATGCTCCCTCTTTTCCAATAATGCTTTCTATTATTTTTCTTTCTATATATCTTTCATTTACTGGGACAACAGAATAGTAGTCTATAGTTTTTAATTCACCGTCAATAGAAATATAAAAACAATGAGGATATAAAGCTAGTTTATAATAATCTTTTTGTTTAAAATCTTTTAATATATTATAAATTTGAGTTTTCCAATTTGGTAGTTCATTGTCAATATTTCTATTATCATCAAAAATAATTTGAGACAACGTTTCTTTGTTCCATTCAATAAACACACATTTATTTTTTGTATCTATTTCATAAATTTTTGGTGTTGAATTTAGATTAGATAACTCTTGCAGAAAACGTATTTCTCTATTAAAAAACCAACCTATTAATTCTTGATCTATTAATTCTCTGCCGGGTCTATATACTTGATCTTGACAGTAGTGCATACACATTACATTTCCCTCAGGGTTTACTTTAGGACTGTATAACATATTACTATCATTCAACACTCTGCTTGGTGTCAATTTATAATAATAATTCCAATTAGATATATCTGTCATTTTTGCCAACTTAATTTTTTATTGATATAACTCTGCACAAATTCTTTAAATTTAATATCATTTGTATCTATGTCTGAAATGTTCTTATCGTAAATATCTTCGTATGTAGATGTTTCGTAATATCTAAAAAGCCTATCAGTCAAAAATGGATTCCCTCCTTTTCTTCCTTTATAGCCTTCGGTTGAATAAAATTCTTTAACTAAAGCCTCTGCTTTGAACCAATCCATATCATTATGTTTCCAAATAACAACATCCTTTCTAGTTGTACCTACTCCCCCTCCTTGAATAGATTTAAAAACAATATCTCCTTTTTCATCTTTATACACATTATAACCAGGATGTTCTTTAGAATCTAATTTCTTAAGTCCATTTTTTACAAGTTCTTTTGTAAAGCGACTTTGATTTGTGAGAGATTCGTCGTAATCACTCACTTCTAATATCCATGCACTTGCACTTTGTCTTGCCCAATAAGTATTAAGCCATTCCATTGAATCATACCAAGATTCAACTGTTTCTCCTGGTATGCCACAAATCATTTGAATGTTAGCTCTATACCTACGTGGTGCATGTGTGTCAGTATAAGATTGAAAATCAAGTAATCCCTCTTTTAATTGATCAGGATCCATTCCCTTACGTACTAATTTTCCTGCTTCTCTGTTAAATGTTTCTATTCCCATTGAATGACCTAAAAATCCTAAGCGTATATAATCATCCCAATGTTCACGATGTTTGACTACTAAATCACCTCTAGCAAAACCACAAATCCATGGATTATATCCTAATTCATCAACAGCTTCGGCATATTTACGAATCTTTTCTGGACGATCATTTGTTGTTTCATCCATAATTCTCCAGTTAACTATACCCCATTTTTCAAATCCAGTTTGTAATTGTTGTTTAAATTCCTGTTTACTTACACTAACATCTTTTGCTTGACCAATTATCGGAAAGTTACAATAGCTACAACTAAACATGCAACCACGTGCAGTTTCAATTTGTGGGCAATCAAATGGATCCATAAAATCTCTTGCTTCATAGTCTATTAAATATGATTCAAGAGGTGCACTAGGATAATGATGTAATCCCCTTATAACTTTTTTGTTACCAAAGAAAGAAGGATCTGTTAAAAGTTGTGAGCCTAATGTTCCTAATAAATGTTTACATAATGCTAATATAGCATTTTCTCCATAACTATCTACCCAATAATCCACGTTATCTGCTTTTGTTACTAGTGCATTTTGCCCGCCTACTACGACAGGAATATTAGGATATTTTTCTTTAAGCCAACTAATAAAATCATTAAGATAAGGACTCCATGGATTTAAAAAAGCTGTACCAAAACAAAACATAACTGTTTTATTTGTAGTACGTGATATAACTAATTCTTGTAATTCTTCTAATTTCCAAAAAGCAGTAAAATCTATAACCTCAGCATCCCAATCATGTTTACGTAAAAAAGATGCAACTCTATGTGGCCATAAAGCTCTCTCCCATCGTTTTCCTGTAAGTGAGAAAAATAAGCAATGGTTCATGACTCAATAACCTCAAAAATAGAAGGAACATTATTTTTAAATTCTTGTAAACTATCTTTTTCAATATTAAGAGTAACTTCATTCTCATTAATATATTTGAAATTATTAATTTTACCTTCTTTATTTGCTTGATTTAACCATTTGCTTGTAATTTGATCAAATATGTATCTATTGTTTTCATCTAAACTTTTTAATGCTATTACTTTAATGTGCTGAGGATCTATAAGATTGTTTCGATTTAACAATTTTCTAACAACAAGTTGTATTCTTTCCATACCACTTAAATTTACTGCGCTGTGTAATTTTCCTGCGTTCATTTCATACCAAATACCATCACATTCTGTTTTGTGCATTATGCAATTATCTACATCAAGCAAAAACGAATTTTCACCTTGAATATTTAAATGATATCGATCATCTATATCTGAATGGGCAACATAAGCAGTTTTTGAATTTAAAATTATAATTCTTGCTTCTCCGAAAGAAAATGGTAAAGAGTTTAGAATAGTTTCCCAAACAGTGTTCTTAAAGTTTTCTTTAATTTCCCATGAATCGTAAAAGAAATCGCCTAACGGTCTATTTAAAGCAAATTTCCCATTTATGTTTGGTAAGTTGTTGAGTGCCATATTTATTATTTCTTTTGGAACGGTAAACTGAGTTTTAAGTAACATGTGAATATTTATTTATAAATAAATGACATATACAAATCCAATGAAAGAATATACTATTGATCAAGTAAGCATACCATTTGATAAAAATTGGTCACGTATTGCAGTAAGCGTGAGTGGTGGTGCCGATAGTGCATTGTTGCTCTATTTACTGTGTCAACTAGCAAAAGAACACAACCCAAAATTATCTATACACGTGATAAGTCATATACGTTGTTGGAAAACTAAACCATGGCAAGAATATGACAGTTATCAGGTATACGAATTTATAAGTAAAAAATTTAATTTTTTCAATTGGCATAGACATGTAAATTTTATAGCACCTGATCTTGAGTATGGTACTACAGGGCCCTCATTGACAGATGAGTATGGTAAAAAAGTTAGCGGAGATAATATACAAATACGTTCATATAGTGAATACATTTGCCATAAATTTAAAGTACAAGCATACTATAACGCAGTAACAAGAAATCCAAAAAATGTAGAATTTAAGGGAATGGTAGAGCGTGATATTGAAGAAACAGATACGAACAAACATTTAAGAATTATGACACACATGGATAAATTTGCTATTCATCCATTTAGGTTTGTTGAAAAAAAATGGGTAGTTAAACAATATCAAAGACTAAATTTATTAAATTTGTTTGATTTGACAAGAAGTTGTGAGGGCGAATTCGAAAATATCAATTATCTTAACTACAGATTAGGAATGAATGTTCCTACTTGTGGCAATTGCTTTTGGTGTAAAGAAAGGAAGTGGGCAATTGAACAATCAAAGTAAAACATTCTGTATGCATCCATTTACAGGATTAGCAACACGTGAAGATGGTGCAATTAAAGTTTGTTGCAGAAGCCATCCTATAGGATATATTCAAAACGAAAGTTTAAAAGATATTTGGAATAACGAAACAATGCGTAAAATACGTTTTGAAGTATTAAACGATATACGTCCTAAAGAGTGTGAGCCTTGTTTTACATTAGAAGATCAGGGTGTTGAAAGTTTAAGACAAAGACATATCAAAGGAGTTATTCCTGAAGCAAGAATAAATCTATACCCTAATGCATTACAAGATTTGACTGAAGATTATACAATGCCTTTTGAAATTCCTACAATGGAAATTAAACTTAATAATTTGTGTAATCTTAAATGTAGAATGTGTCATCCAATGGATAGCACTAGTTGGAATGATTGGGATAGTATAGAAAAATATTATGTCAAAGAAAATAACTTCTTGCCAAATAAGATTAAAACATTAAACTTAATTGATAGACCACATCTAAAAGAATTTGATGATAGTCAAAACTGGTGGAATAGTTTCGAAGAATTATTGCCACACTTTCGTAGAGTAGAGTTTGCAGGTGGAGAACCACTGATGGATCCACAACATTACAAAATTCTAGATATGTTAAAACCATACGGCAAATATATTGAATTGAAATACGCTACTAACGGTACAACATTAGGTATAAGTAAGGGTAGAACCATACATGATTATTGGCCATATTTTAAAAGTATAGCAGTTAATGTTAGTTTAGATGGCATACATGATGTTTATAATTATATTAGAAGCAATAGCAATTTTGCTGACGTAGAAAAAAATATCAAAGAGATACAAACATTACCAAACATTACTAGAATAGTGGGAGCATTTACTGCGCAAGCAGGCAACATACTTCAAGCAGCAGACTGTATTGATTATTTTATCAATGAAATGAACATTGTGTTTTACAGTCATAGAGTCAGTTATCCAAACTGTCTTTCTGCTCAAGTTTTACCACAAGAATTAAAAGAATTAGCAATACAAAGACTTGAAGAAGTTAGTAAAAGATTATGGACATTTCCCAATGTTACAAAATATCCCATACTTGAAAACGTTACGCAACAACAGATTAAAGATAATATTAATTATATAAAGGCTAAAGATCAATTTCACTTATGGTCTGATTTTGTAAATTTTAATCGGCAACTTGATTTAAATAGAAAGCAAGGGCCTATAGAAAATATAATACCAGAATTTAAAAATTATGTATAAAGTTACCAGTGCATATAATCACCAACACATGATTAAAGTTGAGTGGAATATTGGCAAACGATGCAACTATGATTGCGAG